TAATCAAGATATTGTTTAATTCTTGTAGTGTCATTTTGTAAGCCTCCTTGTAGCTTAATCACTTCTTATCTTGATTACATTATATAACTTATTCAAGATAAAGGCAACCGGATATTTAAAAATAAACACAAAAAAATAAGGCCTATCATACTAGCACTGATAAATACTAGCACAATAGGCCTTATAATCTTTTGAAATTCAACAATCAACCAACATTTGACTGTTCCTATGTGTCCACCTTCACATAGTAAGGAGATACAGGATCACCTCCGAATTATCTTCGCAAAGCACCAGCCAAGAAAAGTGCAGCATTACTTATCGCCCATGTATCACGCTGACGACGCAATCTTTGTTCAGTTCTTCGGTTGTTCTTTAGTTCCATTTTCAACTCGTCTAATGATGTCGAGGCTTTCTCCAATGAGCTCGCTTGCTCGGTTATTACTTCCGATGCCTTCGCCAACTCTTCGCCCTGTTTCTTGTTGATATCCTTCAAGGCGATTAAGTCCTTCGCCCTCTCTTCGTTGATAATCTTCAATTCTCTCAATTCGCTCTCTTGCTTGACCGTTAAGGCTTGCGCCTCTGTCAATGATAATTTTGAGTTGCTGATTGAGTTTTCGGCTGTCATCAAGCGCTCTTTGAGTTGATTCCAATCGCTCAATTGCACGATTATAGTTGGCTCTTGCGGTGAAGTAGCCTCTTGCGAGTTGGCCAATGCCAACGAGGAGTAGCACACAAATAGCACCAACAATAAGGCGCTTATAAGTAATCTGCTGTTTAATTGTTTCGATGTATGTCTTTGTTTTTTCATACATAATAACCCCCTTAATCGAGATCACTCCATCTTGCATCATATCCACGAACATCAACGTGAACAAAGTCTTGGTAATAATACTTACCAATCCCATCTGCACCGCATTCCTCTGCAATTTGGGCCAAATAGTCGACATCAATCCCATCATAGGTTATGTCGGCCGCCAAACCTTGCACATGATAAGAGTTTTTAACGCCGCCAACTTCTTCGTTGTGTTCCTCACAACGATATCCGCTATTAATGTATAATGGCACCCCTAAACGCTCACGGATAGCATCGAGCAAATCCACCAATCGCTTATCGATGATATGGTCTAATTTATTGCGACCATACTCATCGACTTCATGCCGGTGGCAATTACAAGCGAACTCCGAGGAATCAAAATATTTGCCTATCTCCATAGTAATATCCTTTCATAAATAATAAGAGGGCAGCTATTCGCCACCCTCTAAACCTTATTTTTTTAAAACCGCATCAACCTTGCTTTGTACTAAATCCAATAGGCCTGAGATTGTAGCATTCCCACCATCTCGCATATTTTCGAGAATAGAAAGGAACTCAACAGAGCCAAGATATAGCCAAACCAAGTTGACTGCGAATGCGTAATTGCCGGCCATGAAGTCAAAGCACCATGCTCCGGCTGTAGCAAGGCAATAGGTAAGAACTTTTGTGATAAACGGCTTTCGCATATGCTTGGATGATATCAATCCTTTGCCCCATGCGGCCGGAATTGCGATATATTTCGCATATCCGCTTATATTCTCCGGCTTTGCCCCCATATCAACCAACATTTGATATCCTATCGCTGACCATTTAGTCAAAAGGTCAAGCAACACCAACACGATAAAAATGCCCAACACTTGAATATGTTTCAAGCCAAGCACATATATCCCCACTTCGGCCACAACTGCGAGTAAGGCCTTTAAGGCGAAGGATTCAGTCATCATTCGCCAAGCCTCTTCCAAGAAGTGTGTAATTTCTCCCATCAGTTCCCCTTTACATTAAAATCATCCTAATTGATTGTATCGGTGCTAAATGAATATGTATGATGTGTTCCGTTATCAGTTTTAACCAAATCGGAGCCATTAATTTTGATTGATTGTCCTGTATGTCCATTAATGTTGATTGTGTCGCTCTTGCCGATTACGTTGTTTTTATTCACCTTAACTATTACATTGGCGAAATCTTTTGCAATAGCAACAGGCAATTCACTCGACAATGCCACGTTATCGGCCGGCAATTTAGATAAATCTATTTCGTAGTAATCAATAGCACTTGTCGGCATAAATTCATCAAACAGCATACCTAATGCCATCATAGGGCCTTGTCCTTCTGTATCTTTTAACGATAATGCAGTAGGTGTGAATTTTACACCTTTTTCGTATATAGCAACTTTACCGGCTAACTTGGTGAAATTATCCTCATGCCCTGTTAATTCTTGAATGCTAGATAGCGCCCCCATATCGTAGACAATATCACCATTGGCCTCTTTTAGTGTGATTTGTTGAGTACTTACCAACTCATCAACTAGGTTATAGTAACCCACTATAATAGTACCTTTCATAGTGCTATCAATCGCCACTCTCATATTATCAGACTCGAACACACGTTTTTCGCCGCCATTAATAGACAGTTTAAAATGAGGTTCTCCTGTGAAATCAATATAGGTTGCGCCGTCTTTAGGTTGGACAAAGTTAAGATCTTTAGGAATAAAATTGTTATAGCAATTAGAGAGTTTAATAACTTTCAATAGTACTGTATCCACGCTAGTATCTTCGAGCCAAATACCATTCTCTTTTAAGAATTGAGCCGATTTTTCAGCGCTGCCATCCTCACCTTTTGGGCCTCTAGGGCCTTGCTTACCTTCCTCGCCACGTTCACCACGTTGACCATCCTCACCTTTTTCACCTTTTGGGCCTCTTAACCCTTCGAGCAAAGGGAAAATGGTTTCCTTATCTAACTTTAGAGTTAAAGTGTTATCTGCCATAATTCTGCCCCCTTTTTAATCGTGCATTGAAATATCTTGAATAAACATAATTTTTCCATATCCTAGTTTGATATGTTCACTATCATTGAATATAAATGCGTCATATACAAAGTCCTTAGTCCGCAGCTGTTTTGCAGCTGATACATCACCATTAAGCGTAAATGTAACGCTTTTCTCATCGACTTCCGCATCTAAATTAAATATAACTCCTTCATCATGCCGCTTTCTAATTTTACATACCCCTGTAAATCCTGTTAGCACTCTATCGCTATCATTTGGCACTTGATAAGTAAAACTAAAGTCATTTCCGGAGTGTATCACAAAATCATGTTTGACCATAAGCCACCCCCCTTGTGAATTAAAACTATCGCCTAATCGCTATGCACAACACAAATAATTCGCCAATGCTAGTAACTACCATGTTGCCATAATCAGTATCGCCACCGGTAATTGTTGCAGAGTAGGCCGCACATCGGTCATTCTTCTCGATTCCGGCATTTACTCCGTGATTATAGCTTTTGTGTGATAAGAATTTTGAGAATTGAATCTTAAAGTCAGTAGGTCGATAATTGAATCGACCTTCATTTGCTTTGAGTTCTTCTCTGCTCCAATACTTTTTTTGAATGTTGTAACCTACAGGAATGAATGTGCAATCCGCTCGGTTATATCCTTTTGGAACAGGGCAATAATCTCCATGCCGCACTTGGAAAACTTGAATGTCGAGATTCTTAACCTCGAAACCGGCTTGATAGATTGATTGAGCATCAATTCTTGAACCGGTAATATTAGCACCTACGATATTGCCATTCTTATCGATTCGGAATGTATTGTTTTCATTCTTGAAGGTGGTTCCTGTGATATCACCACCGCGCAATGAACCGATGTTTGCAGAAATCGAGGATAAACTATCCACTTGCATATTTCGAGCAGTTACGCTGTTAGCTTGGAGCATCTTATTAGTGATGATATTGTCATCAAATAATGCTTGCCCTGTAACATGGAGTAGTTTGCCATCAATTCGTGTGCCGGCCGGTGTGAGGTTGATTCTGCTTATGAGTTCCTTGCCATCAAGTTTCCCAATGGCTTGCGTAACCTTCAATTCAAACCCTTGTGAGATTTGGGTTATTTGAGAGGATACATTCTTATTGAGGTCTGACAATGATCGTTGATATGCGTTTGCTTGGTCTATGATTTTGCTGCTCAAACCATTCACATTGGTTTTTACAGTTCCCATCTCGCCCTGTAAGGCCTTAACAGCCTTATCCATAGCATCGAGTCCAAGTGATTCCATATCTAGTAGTGCCTTATCAATTTTGGCTTTTACAGTTACATCGATTGCATCTGTTCGAGGGCCTTCGCCAAATATATCAGTAAACGCAACACTTACTGAATACACTCCGGCATCTAATGGAATACTTATCACATTGTTAGGTGTGAAATACACTTTGGAGCCAACATATACATTCATGCCTTTGCATCCAACAGGAATCGACTCTGTAGAAACCCCAATACCATTCATACTGCCAACCGCTTGCACTTGGCTCGGTTTCTTAGGTAGTGGAACATTATATGTTACTTCGGAAGGTGCGCCATAGCCTTTTGATGGGTTATGTGCATATAAGTACACTTTACCGCTACGATTCTTCAACACACCACTATAAGTTGTGTTATTACTGCGACCAATCAATCCATCAGTTTGGCCAACTTTCAAATCAAGCCGGAGTTCATAGAAATCGATATCCGCATTCCTAACTTCTAGCCAATTGAAGTGTGCCATATCGCTGAACGAGATGGAGAATCCTTGCGGTGCGTTTGGCACCTCTGTTTTCATCGCCACAGTAATGCTCTTTGTGATGCCTTGCGATGTGTTGCCATGCACATCCTTAACCTTCAATTTCACTTCATATGTATGCCCCAATTCGCAGCCACTTACTGTGATTTGACCATTACCGGAGCCACCATATTTCCATGTGCCACTTGGCTCACGATACCACAATTCGACTGTGTCCAAACTATTGATTTGTGGCACATCAAACTGAGCCACCACATCGAAGGAAAGGACTCCATTGCCTATTTCGTAGTATTTAGTGAATAGGGTAAGATTGGATACTTCCGGAATGTAATAAGGCACAATCGTATATTGATAAGATTGAACCTCATCAAGACCTTGCTCATTACTTCCGAATAAGTTCATGGATGTAAATTTGAGATATATTGTTTTGCCAATATCTTCCTTCCGATACGGATATCGGAATAAAGCCTCATCTACACGAACGAACCTTTCATCTGCATTGTGATTGATTGCGTTAGTACCATATTGACCTCGAACCAATCCTTGCAGCGTGTACCAATTATTAGGATGTACTTCAACATTCTCGTAGCTGAGAGCCTCGCCATTCACCCAACAGAGTGTATTGCCACGTTCCGCATCAATGTGAGTGCCACTTTTCAACACACCTTGATTGATGACTACATTGCAGAAGTTATTAGTTTCACTAAAACCATACTTCGTGCGGCCCATTCGTGCCTGTTGCGAGATATTGCCTATGCGTTGATATGTTTGGTCATTATCAGACACCCACACAGAGCATCCACCCCAACCACTTGGAGCATTCACCCCCACAAATATCTGATTGCCACCTACATCACCAACTGTTTGGAATATCGCCACATCATTGACACTCGGAGCCTCTTGATTGTAGTCCACGAAAGGTCTTTCATTCTCATGCACGTTGTATTTAGCCGGTGCATATGTGCCGGCCGGCTTGCCTTCTGCTGTCAGTTCGAGTTGCCCATCGGCTGCCTCGTTTACTGATGTGATCACAACGATTTGATGGTCTAATTGGCATGATTTGTCGGTGAGAGTTACCAAATCACCAACCTCTAATGCACAAAAGGCCCAATCTAATCTGAATGTGTATTGCGTTTTAGCATATAGCCTTTTCATAGCCAATTGCTCGGCATAATACTGCGCTCGTGCCTTTGTGTAGAGATAATGTGCTGTTTTCTTGGATGCCGGTTTTAATCCGTTCCGTTGAACATCAGCCACTACCTCGAAGGATACAGTTTCCTTCTCATAGCTATTTGCACGATTAATGAACTCAACTGTAGCCTCGTTATAGGCCTCACTCGAATCCTTTCGCTTATACAGGATAAGTTGACCATCAGAGCCGGCAATGAAGTCATCTGCGGTCAAATCATATTGGATTTGGTTTGCCGGTGTCCAATCTCCGATAGGTTTATCGGCTAATGGCACAATCTTCAATCGGTCAGTAGACCAAAAGACCAAACTATTGGTGATTTCCGCAATATCATTGATGACTTGCTGTGCTTTCGCACTCTTTTGATTTGGTGGTGTACTGATTAGGATATCAGCTGCCTTGCAGTATGCTCGGAAGTTATCAATCCCATCAATCACTACATCAGCGCCAACAGATTGCAGCACATGGACAATGTAATCAGCCGGATTCACATCGACTCCATCGCCTGTTTCTAATAGCTTGCCTTGAACCTCGAAATTATACTGAGGAAGGCTCCCTCTATCCCCTAAATCGACTACACCGGCCATATATGCCAAGCCACTATAAGGCAATGCCTTATCCGGATGTTTTGATAGCATATAAGGCCACGGAGTTTGACCATAATCCCCTTTGAATAGAGTAAGTTCAATCTTCTCATTAGGGTATTGGTACACCTCTTTATCTCGCCACACTTTACCGATGCCCTTGATTGGGCCTTCACATAAGCCAATGGCAGCCGCTACAGTATAAGTGTAGGTAATCTCGGTATGTTTCGAGCCACCGCCCTTGCCTGTCCGTGTTGTGCTTTTATGCTCGTGTGCTGTGAAATCCTCATAATCAATGATGTTCCCACTCACACGAGTTGTGCCTAGAATCTCCGGCACTACCTCGCCATATGATGCGGTGTTGATTTGGAAATCGGCAATCATATCGGCTCTGTTTGTGGTATTTCTACCCCTACTGAATAAGAACCCCATCTTATTGCTCCTCTCTGTATCTATAAACCGCCCTCAAACGAGGTCTGCCCTTCTTATCGAAGAACAGAGTATCATCTAATTTCGAGTAAATAACCCCATAATCCACAAAGGCATGAATCACTAGGCCATCACCCACATATATGGCACCATGACTGATGCATCTGCCATACTGATAGAGAAGGAAATCACCTTCCTTGATTGGAGAGGTCATATCCACCTCATCTGCTACTTGCTGAACATATTTGAGATATTTCTCCTCAGAATGATGCAAGTGCCATTCATTAGAATAATTTTCTATTTCGAGCCTATCTGCTCGCATCACACCACTATCAACTAATGCTGCAACGAGCAAATAAGAGCAATCAACACCTACACCACGAACCATTGTGTTATTCATGTAAGGAGTGCCTAGCCATTTCTTGGCAGCCTCTGAAATACGCTGCCCAATGCTTAAATTACTCATCGTATGCTCTCCTTCAATGGCACATAAGGTGTTGCCCTATTTCTACTGAAATTATTGAATTTATTCTTACAGTCATTTGCTGTCTTATCGCATCCGGCAAAGATATAGAATGTATCTCCGACCTTCGGTGCGATTTCGAGCGCACTCATGTAAACGATCACACCATTATCAGACTTTAGAATCTGAGTGGATTGTCCGGCCAATGGGCCTGTTATCCAATCAATGCCACCGGCAGCATAATAACCATTAGCGAATGGCACATCAATGCGAATTGCATTTGTGCCGGCTAATGCTGTAACCTTCCCTTTCTTGCGGTAGTTGTGGATATCAACTCCGCATTCTTTGGAATAAATACTGTAAGGGCATTGAGGATAATATCTGCGATTGGGATATTCGATGTTTAGCTTTTGCACTATGGACTTTACATTCAGTTTTAATGTGAGGCCACCGCCTTGCGATACCTCACACAAACCTGTGAATAGACCAATAACACCGATGATTTTGTTGGCATCGTCAAAGAATGCTCGTTTGAGCGTGAACTCTGCACCATCAAAACCACCATTGTGTGCTACCGCCATAATCGGAACACCGCCAATCTTATCTCGTTCATCAGTCGAGATGCTAACAGTCATTTTATCCACACTAACTGTGCTATTAGTGGCAATCTTATCACGCACGATGATTGGGCCATCGCCTTTATAGATTTTAGAATCATAGGACACACTCGCCTCAGATTCTGACCAATAATAAGAAACTCCACTCTTCAATCGCAACTCGTATAGGTCGCAGCTATTAAAGTGTTTCTCGTTGTTGAGGTGATTCCTTAGCACCTCACTAACTTCCTTCATATTTGCTCCCCCTATCGTGTAGTTACTAATTTGAATGATTTGGATTTGTACAGGTTTGTGTAGACATACTCTGCTGTCATATCTCCGCTGAATCGAACGAGCCAATAATATGTGTAGTCGGCTGTGATTACGGAGTTAGGTGCAACTGTTTGACCGGCTGCCAACCTAATCACTCCCTTATCACTCACCGCTCTTATTGGCGAGCCATTGGCATAGAGTTTCAGATTCTCAACGTGATACACAGGTTCGAGATAATCACCGAACTTGCGAACAGCTTGCCATGAGCCATCTGAACCCACACCAAGCCGAATGCCCTTTTCTGTGTTATCTTCCGGATCTAGCCACAAAAATGGGATTGTGCCACCCTTCACTTGTGAATAGAACCCCATCAACTCCTTGTATTGCTCCGGAGTTAAGACCTCAAATTCAGTTGTGATGGTGTACTGAGGATAGTTCCATGTGGTCATGGTTCGCACCTTGCCACTTCCGGAAGTCTTGACCTTAGTTTCCCATTTCTGTGCTTTGGATGATTTCCACCCTAATGATGTGATATTTGGAAATTTTTTATAATCTGCCATAAATCACCTACCATGTTCCTTCCGTTCCGATAAATTCTCGGTCTTGATTGACCATGAATTGTCTTAATGCTCTACCACCTCGAGATTCAAGGAACGAGCCGAAACTTTCGGAGTCAATAGCACTCACATTAAATGTGATGCCACCGCTTGCACCTTTACCACCACTTGCATTGCTGATGCCTTCGCCTAATCTGTCGAACACAGTATCAGACAATGGAATCACAGCCTCTTCATATCTACCCTCACCAATCTGTGCGATTGTTGGGCCATATGCCAAACCGCCACTTGCTAATTTAGGCATGGATTTTGCATCCATAAAACTAGAGAATCCGCCACCTGTTGCACTCAATGAGGTTGTGGTGGCCAATCCGGCTGCTGTTGAGGCCTGATATGCGGCCAATCCGGCTGTGGCACTCATGCCAAATGTAGCCATTGCCATTTGTTGGGCCAATGTTGCCCATGCCGGTGTTTGGGCCTTAGCTGCTGCAATGCTCGTTGTAGTTTGTTGAGATTGTAGCATCTTGCCGAATACAGCCTGTTTCACCTGTGCTGCAATCCATTGAGCCACGCTGTCAGCGATAGTTTTAAGGATTGCCTTGCCCATGTTTTGGAAAGCCTGTGTTACAGACATAGTGCCTTGTAAAAGACCGGAGATGCCTTCTTGCATCTTATCGATGCCGGCACTCATGGCCTCAAACATCACAGCCTGTCCATTCCAATGGCTATCCATTACAGCCTGTTGATATTCTTCCATCAATTGTTTGCGAAGTTCATAGTTCTGTTGCATAGCAACATATTCATCAGTCAATGCAGCTTGTAAGGCCTCGAAGTTTTGTGTTCGCATAGCCTCATCAATCGCCCATTTCTCATCAGCCAATGTGCGATGTTGCTCTAATGCCTTTTGCATGAACTCTTGATTCTTGGCCAAAATCTCAGCATTCGCTTGCTCTGTAAAAGCAATTCGACCATCTTCCAACACATCAAAGGCAATACCTTTGGCTTTGAGTACGTCGATATAATGCTGTTGTGCCATTTTGTCCATTTTGACAAATTCATCGGTCATATTCGCATAGCGGTCTTGGATTTCATCAATGGCATCCGTATAATCTTTTGCCAATTGCATTGCCGGAGACATGGAGCCTGTAGAGTCCTTATCTGCTGTAGCAACAATGAAATCCTTCTGCATATCACGAATCTTGGTTTCGATGGAGCGGAGTTTAGTGAACTCCTCTTGCTTGGCTTTGATGCGTTTGTCGGTGTAAACCTCATCAAGGAGTTTCAAATCCTCTTGATAGTTTTTGTTGGCTGCCTTAGATTTTTCGAGTTCCTCACGTTCCTTCTTATATTGCAACTCAATCAATTCCACTTGATTGCCTTGCATTTCGAGGAAAGATTGAAGGATTTTCTCGTGAATCTGTTTGGCCTCTTTGGCAAGATCTTTACCTTTACCTTTGCCACCGCCACCACCTTTGCCACCTTTACCTTTACCACCGCCGGCATCGGAACCACCGCCACCGCCACCGCCTACATCAAGACCACCACCGCCGCCATCAAGACCGCTTGTGATTTGACTTGCGATATCAACACCCTTATTGACGATATCTTGGGCCACATCGGCTGAAATTGTGTCTACTTGTTGGATTGCTGTGAATGTGCCGCCGAAGAACTTTGCGACCTTCTCGCCAACGCTGTTGAGTTTAGCGATGAGCCAATTTAAAGCCTCGATTATTTTGTTTACACCCCACACAGCTGTGTGAACCACGCTCGACCATACAGCAGACATAGTTTCACTAAATCCACCGGCCGCCGCTTTAGATAATCCAAATGCAGCTGCTAATGTGGCCAACAAACCAACAACAATTGGAATAGGGTTGGCCATCAATACTGCATTAAAAACAGCCTGTGCAGCAGATGCCAACAATGTGCCTGTGCGTAAGGATGCATACAAACCTCGCAAGATTGCACCACTAGCCGCCAATCCAATCATTAGGCCTGTAGTAGTAACAATCACAGCTGCAAGTGCCGCCTTAGCAACAGTCCATCCATGTGTTGCTATAGCATTGGCAATCATAGCCGCCCTAAGTGCAATCGCTCGAACTGTAAAAGTGGCTAATATAGTGCTATTCGCAGCTACAATGACTCTCTGTGCTATAAATGCAGCAGTTACACCAACGATTGCTGCTGCCACCACAGGCATCGATGTTACAACTAGCGTTGCAAAACTTTTGATGATGTTGCCAACTGTAGACACTACCACCTTCATCGAGTTAAATGCTGCCGAAATTAAACCGATGGACACTTGGGCCACCGCTGCAACTCCTCGAATAGCAATGCCAACACCTTCAAATGCAGCCATGAAATCGCTACTTGATGTGATGCTTGCCAACTGCTCCAAAACAGGTGTGAAGGCTTGAATAAATTGATTCTGAATGCTTTGCCCTATGTCAGCAAATGTCATCGGAATTTCAGCGAATTTCTGATTCGTTTCCTCAGCACTTCCATATAGTGCATTCTTGATGATATCCGCTGTAATAAGACCTTGTGAGGATAGTTCCTTCAATTGACCTACACTCATGCCCATTTCTTGGGCAATGGATTGAGCCAACATCGGAGCATTCTCCATAATGGAACGGAACTCATCGCCTTGCAACTTACCACTCGCCATTGCTTGGGTAAGCTGATACATCGCACTTGTGGCCTCTTCAACACTAGCACCGGAGATTTTGAATTGTTTATTCAACTGTTCAACGAAGAATATCGCCTCATCATTGGAACTGAACGCATCTTTGGCCAACATATTCAGTTTTGAAACACTATCAGCCATTTCAAGATATCCGCCACGAGATCGTTGAGATGCTGCGTAAATTTTATCCATGATTTCCGCAGTTGTTTGCGAACCATCATTGATTAGGTTGATGCGTGAGCGAATCTGTGCCATTTGGTCGGATAAGTTAGCTGCCCCAACAGCCAAATCTTTCACCGCTGTGGCTGCTACACCAATGCCGGTGGCTGCTGCTGCAATCTGCAAGCCTTTGCCAACCTTATTCATGGCTCCCTGTAAATCTTGCCCAAATACCTTCTGAGCCTTCTCAGAGATTTTGTCGAGTTCAGAGGTTATATCACCGCCAAGTTTTTGCTTTGCCGCTTGCGAAACCTTATTCAAGGCCCTTTCGGCATTGCTACTATCGGCGCTTATGGTTACTTTGGTTTCAATATCTGCCATTGTCTAAATCTCACCCCCTTCTGCTCTAAATTCTTTGATAAATTGCTCTTCTAGTTGTTTCTTTTCGAGCGCGGTCATTGGATATAGGATATCGATGAAATCCTTCGGTTCTACACCTTTACCCTTAGCCAATTGCGTATTCATGATGTTAGACACCCAAAAAGCTTTGTTTGTGTCTAATATGCGTTGCCTACGCTCATACCCCTTCACCATCTTGTTGAACTCCATAGGCTGCAAATCCATGAGTTCCCACGGTTTCAACTCTAAAACACTATAAGCAATTTCCTCAGCGTATCGGAGCCATTGAGAAAAAGAGGGGAGCGATTGCTCCCCATCTAGTTTTTTGGATTATTCTCCGATTCGATTGCTAATTTGTCAGCATCGGTCATTTCGTTTGGGAACATTTGATAATAGAGTTGAGCACCAAACACACCACTTGCAATCAAGGCCTTTGTAATAGGCAATTGAATAGCTGCAAGTGTGAGGTTTTGTTCCTCATCCTCTAGCAGTTCGCCAATCAGTTCCATATATTTATTTGGATTTCTGCCATATTGTTTCATGCCAATCGCATAGCCGGAAATGATGCAGTTGATAGGCCATTGAACCATAGTCAACAATTCACTCACAGGCTTGCCAACAGCGGCCTCAAATTCCATAAGCCGCTGCATATTGAACATAATATATTCGCCATGACCGAATAGATCACAATTAACTTTTTTCATCAGAGTTTCTCCTTAGCGCTAAAAATTTATATCGAACAGAATTATTGATTAGATGGTCGGTGCCGGTTGTAATTCAGACAATGGGCCAATGCCATTCAATTCGCCTTTATAAGTTGCTACATCGTCATGTGGCGCACTTACAGACAATTCAGTTACAGATGCAATGCCTGTGAAGAATGTTTTGTCCGGATATTCAAACTTGATGTGAACATTATCACCATTCAAGAATGCTTTTTCGAGCAATTTCAAAGATTCTTCTTTAGGCATCAACAATGTTTCGATGCTGAAAGACCATTCCTTCAAGCCGGCAATCGTAGATTTCCAACCACCGGAACCTTTGTGAGATGCATCGATGCTATCAGCTTTTCGAGATAAATCGCCACTACGTTGGCCACCCAATAAAAGCCATTTGGCACCTGTGTTTTCGTTTGTACCTGTATTTAAGTACAACAAATAATTTTTGCCGGCTGTCGGCATATCGGTTGCAGTAGGTACATAAAGTTTGGTTTCTGCCATTAGTAAATTCCCCCATTAGAATTAGATTGTTTTAGATCATACATTCGAGCCTCGAATCGGTACTGTGTGCCAATGCATGGCCTTACGGAACCATTGTCGGCTGTCTTATTGGTACAGCGAATATCTACAATCTGATATCCGCTGTCCGGCAATATGCAAATATCCTCATTAAGTTCACCGCATTTGTTTCGGAAATCAATCAATATAGATTCGATTTCACTCTCCAATTTGCAGATGGCCTCATAAGCAACAGCAAAATCATCGGTATCGCTGCGAATCCAAGTTTCGAGATAGAACTCTTGTTTGAGCATCGCTTGAACTTTGCCATCCATTGGCAGCGTTTCGCCTCGACCTAACAATATAAGACCTTGCTCATCGACTCCGGCATTCATAGGATTTAAGAACCCAAGTTCTACCCTTCCGCCAAAGTCAGAGGATTCAATTGCATATTTAATTTTGTTTAGTAGTTCAAGCCACATATTAACCACCTCTATAGAGTGGAATTGTGCGATATCCTACATATTTACTTGGTTGCCCTGTCAACTGTTCAGCAGTCATCTGACATTCAATCCTTGCAATTCTATCGTTGATATATCGCAATTTCTTGGAATAGTAGTCATCATCTTGCCCATTACGATTGTATTGTCCGATGAGCGATGCAGCCTTATTCATAGCGACTTCTCGGTAAGCATAAAGCGTAACCAATTCATCAACCACGAATGACCGCACCACATCAGCATTGGGAACTCCCAAGCGTTTAGCCAATACATAGAGCCAAGATTCTGCCTTCTCAAAGTCAGATTCATGAATATTAGGGCCTAACAGTTCATCATTGAACTTCATTTCTTGAAATTGATATAGCATCATCACACCCCTCACAATTTAAAATGGAGATTGTTTCTGCTAGCGCTTACTTTCACGCTCTCAGCAACATCATTGAGTGCTACACCCACAGCTTTGGAGAATATCCCTCGGATTCTATCTTGTGAACGGTCTAATGCATCATACAAGAATGGATCCGCAGCAGTTCCCTTGTGATGTACCTTCTTAGCAAACACGAACCCATTGCCACCAACAGGCACCCATCGGAGTGCCTTCTTGGTGTTTGGGAATATATCGTGTTCTTTCGTGCCTTCGTGTACAAAAGGGCCATAAGGTGCAACTTTATTGTCGATATAGACTTGTGCAATCTTATCGCTAATTAGTCGCACATCAATGGCTCTCTCCAATTGCCCTGTTCTTGATGTGAATCCATGATTTTCTTGCGCAGTTGATTGCACAACTGTGGCACTAGCCTTCACGGCCTGTGTAAGCCGTTTCTCAAAGATTCCTCGTGTATCCATCTATTTTTTACCGGATTTTTTTGTGCTTTTGCCTTCCTCAATAGGTTCCTCGGTGGATTCCTCAACAGGTTCCTCGATATTTGGTTGCTCGATTGTTTCGAGCGGTTCCAACACAAAACCTTGTTCGATTAAAGCATCACGCACATAATCATCCTCGGTGTATTTAACTTCATTTAGTCGGATTAAGCGATATTTCTCCATAATTACCTCCATTAAGCGCCAATATTTGCCCAAACAGCTGCCAAGCGTTCATTTGGAACCCAAACATCGTGGAACTTGCGATAATCCATCGCCCACGCATTGGCTTTTTGATATGTCATTGGATCAAAGATGCGCATTGTGTCTGTTTTGGAAACAGCGATTGGACTTCTGCGGCTCATGATAATCCAGTTAACACCTTTTGCAGCTGTGTCAGCTTTAAAACCACCGGCCTCTTGACCTATTGTTTTACCATCTTGGAACACGAACGCAGATTTCATGCGGTCGGATGTAACATTGATGATTGGAATATCGTTGTACATTTTTACTCGTGTATTGATTGCACCATGTTGGAATTGAGAAACATCAACTTGTTTTGTGAATTTCTCGTTGTTATTCAACATTTGTTGTGCTTTGTAGGACATGAGAATAACCAAATCATTAGCATCACCGATAATATCAAGGATGTTGTACAAGTCAGCATCCAACTTCTTCAACACATCAGCCTCAGCCGGATTGTATTGAGTTACTTTGTTGGCCTGTTTTGCCAATGCTGTGATTTTAGAGATACGATATGCATCAACTTCCGGAATTACACGAGTGCGTTGGAACTCTGCCATCACTTTTGTTGCATTTGCTACGAAGTTGGATTCGTTCACAGTCATTGCATCCAATGTGAATTGTCTGCCACGGTCTTGTGTCATGTTGTAATCTTTGTAGGATAAGGAAACAGTACCTTTGTTATAACCTTCTTCTCGGTCATATGCTGCCAAGCCTTGCATGGACAATGTAGGGATTTTAACTGTATCGCCGCCATCATAAACAACATCTCCGGCATTTACTTCCATAAAGCCTGTTGCTGCTTCCATTACCATTTGTTGGTCTAATACTGTCTGAAAATTCTTTGCTGCCTCAATTGTGTTTAAAGCCATAATTCACCTCATATTGTTTGTAAAATAGATTAGCTTTTTGGCGGTTCTACACCGGCCAATTTAAACATTTCAGCGAGTTGGGAATTGCCGCCCATTGCACCACCGCTCGCACCACTTCCGGCTTGTTGATTGGACTTAACTGCCCATGTTTTCCCTTCGAGATAGGCGGAAGTACATTCTTCGATTGTGCCGATAGAACCATCTTCCTTTGTCCACCCATAGGAACCATCTTCTTGAACCTTGATTTGTGGTGTGATTAGTTTTGCTAATTCTTGCGGATCAATCGCATTCGCTTTTGTTAGTGCTGCAATCGTTTGTGCACTAATTTCGGAATTTGTACGCTTTTCAATCTCTTCAAGGCGAGCCTTCTCGGATTTCTCATTCTTTTCCATAAGCGTTTTCACTTGCTTTTCAAGTGCAATGAACTCCGGACTCTTATCGCCTTTGTGTGCCTCGTATTCGTCAACCTTACCCTTTAACTCATCGCGCGCTGTAGTTAGTTCAGTAATGGTTTTCTCGAATTTGAGGCGGTCAGCTTTGGCACCCTCGTTGATGCGAGATATTTCACCTTTAAAACCTTCAACGAGTTCCTTGCCACCTTCGAGATTTTCAAGTTTGCTGTACAATTCTGCTAAAGTCATGTGTCATTCTCCTTTTCAACATGAATTTCGCCATCTTTCGGCTCCCCTAGTTGATGGCAATATAAAAGGCCTATGAGTTCGCTCTCATAGGCCTGTAGGTCTAAATATTTGATTTTTTGCTAGGCTCACGCAATTGGAATGGTTCATCATTCCACCCCCTCGCCAATGTAGTCCATGATGTTTTACCTTTGGCCACTAACTTGCGACCTTCAACACCCAATAACTGCTCTTGATGTTGCTCTGATAGAGTATCGATGTAGGCCTTACCGCCTTTTTCGATATTCTCATGTGCAGCATCGATATCCACCTCAAAATCATAAACAGGATGGCATAAGCACATACAATGTGGATGTGCCGGCAATCGTGGAAATTTATCTTTCGGATAGACACCTTTGCCCAAGCCATACAAATCTGCATTCGCATAGAAATCGCAGATATCATATCTTGGATGCCTACTTCCCAACTTCCATTTCAAAGCCACTACATCAGGATCATTCATATATCGGCTCATCTGCCCATCGGCATATGCCCTCGCATTCTCTGTGCGAGCAATACGCTCAGCATGATATCGAGCCTTCTCTTGAACAGCCACTTGAATCGCCCTGTTGAGGTCAATTGTGTTTCCATCCTCAACTGCTCGTATTACATCAGAATACGCAGCACGAAGGGATGGTGTAGTGTTCTGCTCAACCTTCCTTGCTGCTTGCCTAATGGTACGCTCGAAGGCTTGCTGACCTTCCTCATCGTTCCATTTAGGTCGCTTTAAGGATTTTACTTTATTGACTACTTCCGGCAATTTAGCAAGTGGTATCTTACTACCATAGCCATATCCATCAAATATTGCCCTTGCAGTTTCGATGTTGCTCTTGCCTTGTTTAATTGCCTTCTTAATCTCAGCAGCCACATCGCTCCTCACCTGTGGTGATTTACCATGTAACCGCTCAGATAATGTCAATTTATCGTGAGTCCATGCTTTCTGCATCGCCATTGAGATTGCCTTAGTTGAATATGGCATCTTATTTCGCTTTGCCCTTTTAGGGATTAGAACACTATAGAACCCACGTTTGAAATTTTGCACCAAATTAGCCTGTAGAGGTGCCTCTAACATTTCCATAATAGGAAAGTCCTTATAGGCGATTTGAACAGCCATATCAACCGAATATCCTAATTTGATTAATTCCTTAACCATCGCCTCAAAGGATTCTAGGGCCTCATTCAGCGTTTGGCTCGTTGTTTTCTTCGCCATCGTCATCACCTAATGGATTATCAAGGTCAAGTTTTGTGTTTGCTCTATCTTGCTCACGTTCAGCAGCAGACTTCTCAGCCTCACCGATGATGGAGTCCTTAACCTTCTTATCGAGGTTTGGCATATAGCTATCAAGAACTCGTTTCAAGATTTCAATATCGAATGTAGCGGATTCAAATTCAAGGTCTTTCGCCTGTTGGGCCTGTGTTAAAGATTCAGTAACATCATTTACCTTGAAATCTCTCGGATATTCGCATTTGTAATTCACTTGATCATTGCTCCATAGCTTGTATAGTTCAATGATATCCTTCTCTGCCTCTTCACATTGAACAGAGAAATCAGATAACCGCTGATTAGTACGCTCGAAATCCCATTGCTTTGCAACACCACTCTTGGCTTGCTGAACACCAATCACAGAGTCGATGCCACTCATCCGATACATTTCATTGATGAGTTTATCGATTTGAGCCATCAACACCTCTGCCGGCCCTTTATCCGGAGCAATATAATCCGGAGCTTTATTTGACTCTGCCGGATAACCTAACAAATTATCTGTGCCGATAGTTATATCTTGCAATCCATTGTGGTCAACAGGCATCGTGAGGATTGAGAATGTTTGATTGTATAGGATTTGTGAAAGCAATGAACCCAAGTTATACACATGGGCATTGGTTTTGGCGATTGATAGGAACTCCGGTGGCGGCAACATATCGACCTTGCGAGATGCTCTACCGAACCATTGAACGATTGGGATTCTGCCAATGTTATGCTCGCCACTAGCGATGACCTTGCCACCCAACTCCTTAATCACCCAAGAATTAGGTGTCCATGTGTGGAGCCTTGTAATCTTGGAGCCATCAGAATTGAATAGGTTTGATGTATAAGAGAAGGATTTCAACTTCCCATTATCATCAAATTCATAGTTCGCCACATTCTTAGGCTCAACCGCTGTGAGATATGGCATATTTCTGCTCGATAAGTTATCGGCTAATGTTTCACCGAACTCACTCACGTTATCAACAATGATGTACATTACACCATACAACTTGGCCATCGTGGCATTCTGTCGAATGAACTCTTGCAGCGTAGTGCCTTGCCGGTCTACATTATGAAGAAACTCCTCGAACATTTGGGATTTGTTGTATTCCCTTTTGATATCATCCTTGAATATCGGATCTACAGAGGCATTCAAGATTGGGCCTGTGTAGTTAAGATAGTAGGCAATACTTCGTCTAAACTGAATTGATTGTGAACTCTCACGAGTGTGGGCCGTGATTGCACTACCATTGGCGAACATCCCACTCCCATAATATGCATCGTGCAGAAGTTCATATTCGCCTTGTCTTGAATTAGAATATTCTGTTGCCATTCAATACCCTTTCTAATTAATATTAATCCGGCCGCTCTTTATTTGCGGTGCATTAATCTTCTCGGCAATACCTGTTAGGGAATCCGGTGCATCATCATGAGCATTCTTGCCTTCCCTTTGGTATTTCATTACATCACTCGCAAATTGAGGCCATCTATCTCGCCAATTGCGAGGGAAATATATATGATTCATCACCCATGTGGCATTGGATTGAATACGAGCAATCTTATTGCCACTTTGGTGGAATGCATTTATAGAACATTTGTTCGAGTTATATTTATTAAGCAATATCTCACGCACATTTCGACTGAACCCTCGCCCACCATTATTGGACTCGATATCAGCCACATTCACATTGTTGCGATATAACATATCAGCCACCGCCGGCTCCGTGATTTCCATCGAATCCTTCGTGTAGATGATATCCAACACATATGCCTCGTTGTTATACACCCCATATGTGATGCTAGATAGATAATCGCTGCCGGTGTCTGCTGTATCTGTGTAGTTCTTAATACAAGAGAATACAGGGTTGCCCTTCATATCCATAGGAACCTCATCATAAGTGAGTAGTTGCGGATATAAACAGCCTTTCAAATCGATAGGCACTTGCTGATAGTTAGCACTTGCGATATCTTCACCCATCGCCCTCACTTTAGATTCGTAAGAGGCCTTAGATAAAACTTCCTCGCATAACATTGAGCCATCATCTTGCAATGCCTTCATTGTGATTACTTTGGCTTTGAATAACGGATCATCCTTGAAATGCTCGATTGCCCTTCCGGCCAAGTCATCAGATGCCCATCGTGTCATGATGATTATTATCTTGCCGCCTTCCTCTAATCGAGAAAGCATCGTATTAGTGAACCAATCCCAATGCCCTTCCTTGATGTTGGCATTATAGGCCTCTTCACTATTCTTGATAATGTCATCGATAATCATAAGCGAACAGCCGAAACCGGTTGCAGTACCTGTTGGCGATGTAGCTAGATAAGAGTTGTTCTGACCTTCAATGCTCCATAAGTGAGCCTGTGCATCACCTACAGCCACCTTTGTGAATGGAAACACATCCGAGAATACCATGATATTGTCATCAGCCTTTGCCTCTTGAATAGAGTTCCTAACAGATTTGCTGAACATTTTGGACAATGTTTCATTATATGAACCTGTCATAATCTTTGCCGATGGATTATTCCCTATATGCCACTTGGTCAGCATCTGTGCTGTTCGGCTTTTGCCATGTCGAGGTGGCATATTCATGATCAGTACATTATATTCATCGCCCTCTATGAAAGATTGCAACTCATCGCACAGCTCCACGAGATAGGCTCTATCCTTCCGATAGAAATCACCGGCCATCAAATGGCAAAAATAAAAGAACTCCCTTCTTGCGAGTTCCTTCTTTGCTGCTTGTATGATTTTTTGTTTATTCATCGTCAATCAGCGCCTTTATATCAGCTGTATCGATTCCATCAAACGGATTATTCACTTCGATGTTGGCATCGACCTTCTTAGAGTCTCGCCACACTTCCGGTTTGCGGTTCTTTAGCCAAAAGATTAAGGATGTAGGGTTCGGAGCCATGTCCTTTGTTACCCTCTTCACTTCCACAATCTCGCTCTTACCACTTTCCTCATCGTCAATCCTTACACTTGTAACTTCATCATAGCGATATCCTAATGCACTTTTAAGCAATGCATTTTCAACAATGATATCAACTACTTCCTTACCTCTTTTAATGGCATCATTAAATTTTGGATACTTCTTCTTCCACTCATATAAGGTTCCGATGTGAATGCCTATATTATGGGCAAGCTGAACATCAGTCAAGCCATCTCTTGACCACCCCTCTAATCGCAAAAGGTTATCCCCTTCTATCCAATCTTGATACTTAGGTTTTCGACCGGCATTTGGATTCTTCTTCCCTTTCATACTCATGCACTCACCCCCATTCATGGAAATATGTAATTGAACGCAAAAATACCCCATATCGGCGGTTGTAACCGATACAGGGTATCTTCGCAGTTGTGTCGTTAAGAAAGGATGATATAAATGAAACGTGTAATTCACCTATCACCAATAACATTATAACTCTATTCAAAAGAGGTGTATATGAACACTTTTTGAAATACTTCTATTGCATACAATCTTTTATAATGCATAGGCTCCGAAGAAGTAAATGGCTAAATCCTCAGTTGCTGCATTCAACCAATTATACACATTCCTTTCGCTCGTGCCACGCTTTTCAGCAATTTCAGATATGCTTAGTCTATCGATATACCTATCATGTACACAATCATAATATGGTCTATCCATTTTGATGCAGTATTCCTTGTATACCTTCATCATCTCATCGATGTGGTAAATAATGAGTTCGGTCCTTCGCTTGCTTGCTAGAATCGACTCTATTTGAAGGAATCCCTTCCGATTGAATACCTCATATAGTACCGCTTGCAAGTCAGATGGTGTGAGCGTTTCTTCACTCTTAGCGATTGCATTCATACAATGCTGTTTCATCGCTACATATCCCTCTAGCAGCACAACTGTATTCTTGACCGCCTTCTCATTACGTTTGGCCAACATATCCTCATTATGCTTTCGATACACCTCGATTGCTGTCTGTGTTGCCACCTTCACAATCTTTGATAGCTCCTCATCTGAGATTTTAAATGGTTCCGGTTCCGGTGGTTTGAAAAATTCCATGCATTCACCCCCAAATCAGATGCACACCATAGCTGAATAGCAATATCATAGCTAATACACCCACAATGCTTGCGATAAGCATAAACACCATAACCATTATACTAATTCGATTCACCATTTTGTTGTGATCATCAATTTGTTTCTTAGTCAAAATATTCACTTCCTACTAGCACCGGCCTTCCATTACTCTTCACCTTATATTCGAGTTCCCTTATCAATCTAACCCCATCTGGCACTCGACCATTTCTGAGCAGCCATTGGAGTGCCAACCGGTTCATGCCGGCATCTAACTCCTCACGCTCTTTTGATGTAATCAGCTTTACAACTTTAGTGTCGCACAATTCATCCCTCGCCTGTTCCTCGATAGTTGCGATTAATTCCTTGCTTACACTTGAAACATTAGGGAACCATTGATGACACTCAGCCAAATAGAATGTATCTCGCCCACACCTTTTGGCCATTTTAAGTCCGGCCTCTTTAGCTTTCGCAAGACCTATAATCTCTTTATCCCTAGTCCATTCAACGCAGCCACAATCAAGATATGGCACATATGTGGCATTCATGGTTCATCACTCTCCCCTAGTCGAGCATCAACAACAGGTATGTATGATACATGGGCATTACTTTTTGACCATGATGTTGTTCCTAGCGCCCAAACATACACTTTCCCATCTTCATATTTAGCAAAGTGATATTTACACCATACAGCATTTTTATGTGGCTTTACATATACAGGTGTATCAACAGCGACCTTGCTCCAATCTGTAATACCTAGATATTTGCCGATATCAAGAAAATTCGGTTCGTTAAAATCCGGCAATAAATCTGCTATAGCATCAAGTCGATGGTATTTATCACGCAATAATGTAGAACCATCATCTCGCTGTTCCGGTTCTTTCTCCACACCTACATAACCAAATACATCTCCGAGATAAACTATATATTTGATTCCTTTATCGTGTAGTTGTTTAAGCAGCCACTCTCTGCCTTCTCTATTTGATATCATACTAACCTCCTATTTCAAATGTACTCGTAGCAATCTTTCAACTTTTCTTAGATGAGGGATAGGATTATTTACATATATGATGGAAATAATATCACTTGCCTCATATACTCTGTATATGCCACATTCTTTCAATCTGATAAACGTGCGATAATGCCTTTCATCAGCTATCATCTTGGCATATTCTACCGCATTCTTTAGTTGGTCATTATCTATTCCCTCGATGCAAGTCAAAGTCAGTTCCGGCTTTCCAACAGGAACGTCTCTGATCATGAACTCTTCGATACCATATTTCCATAAATCGCTAACACTCAGCATCACATATCACCAACTTTTTTGCTTTCACTAATCAATCTATACAATTCATGTTTTACAAACAATCTTGTGTGTTCAACACTAGCATCAAGCTGCTCCATAAATATTTTTGTTGCTGATGCAATAAGAGGCAAGCTAACTGTTACATAATGCCCTTTATAACCCCATGTATATCCATCAACTCTCGGATACCTGTCCAAAGGGTTGATAGTGAAATCGCACTCCGGAACTACAATATCATTTCCCATAACTATAGTTAGTGCAAATCTTAACGATTGCAAATCTAATGTATTTTCACTCATGATCACACCTATATATCATCAATCATCATTTCGGCTGTTGCGAACACAGCAACAGAGATTGTCATCACCACAAACGAGCGACACACAGCCTCGAATCCAACCCCAAACAAACCTATCAGCCACAACATAATCGCTATGCACATTGATGCAAATGCAATTAGAGATATAATCACAGCTATTGCACATAAAATCGCTGCCAAATCTTTCATATATTACCTCTTTCTACTGCCATAATATGCTTACCTATCTCAGCCACAACATTCACGCTTACAGCGTTGCCGGCCTGCTTATATAATTGCGAATTGCTATTCACAGCAGCAGCCTTATCGAACTGCTCATCCGTGAACCCTTGCAATCTCCAACACTCCCTCGGAGTCAATTTCCGGATATACACCTTTGAGCCATCATCTAGCACCACTCCGCTAGTAGTTAGCGTGTTGGCTCGTTGAGGTTGCACTCGGCCTCTTCGAGTTTCGCTATTTGGATATGCTAGGTCTACACCATCGCCATGATATGCCATCGCATAACCCTGTTTATTGGCTGTTTTAATCAAAAGGCCATGTCGGTCTTGACCGGTCAAAGTAAAAGCCGGTTCACCAACTTCCTTCAATCTTCTTCCGTTTTGTCTTTTCTCCAATCTATCCGGAGTCAAACACGCTTGAATACTTACATCGTTGAATTGATATAAACCTGTTTTGGCACCCATGCCACCACCTAATGCAGATAATGTGCAGCTTACACCACTCGGATCATACACTCGCATTCCTTGTGAACCCCCTATAACTTGCTTAATAACTGCATCGTTTTTTCTGGGGATAGGAAGTAACTCTCTTCCACCTGTTTCTCCAAGATATCCAACAAGGTAGACACGCTCCCTGTTTTGTGGGAGTCCATAGTCTTTGGTGTTGTAAACTTTCCATTCGCAAGTGTACCCTCTTTCGGCCATTTCACAGAGAACTGTATAGAATCCGTATCCTCGGTCAATAGAGAGTAAATTCTTAACATTTTCAACGATAAGCCACTTGGGTTTATCGTTTTCTTTCTCATCAAGGAGCCGCATGATTTCAAAAAACAATCCACTTCTTGTGCCTCTTTTGATGCCTCGCTGCTTTCCGGCAATGCTAACATCTTGGCATGGGAATCCGAATGCCCACACATCGGCTCTTGGCAATTCACTTCCTCGCACTTTTCTAACATCATCACTAAACCACATCCCTTCCGTGTTATACATTTCTCTGTAACTCTTTTGAGCGAACTTATCAAATTCGCACCACCCAACACATTCCATGCCGGCCTGTTCCAATCCGCTGTGGAATCCACCGATTCCACTAAAAAAATCAATAAACTTCATATATCCCCTCTAGTACAATTTTCTATATTTAAACCTTCGAGCAATCCGCCCATCTTTATGTTTCATATAAGCGACCATATCGCCATCGAAGTTCTTGATAACTCGCTGCGCTGCAATATATTCGCTATATTGGATATAGGCATCACATTTGCCATGACACCCTACCTCTCTAACCTCGCAATCCTTACATGGCGATTTTGACATATATCATTCACCATCACTCTCCAATTGCTCGATTTTATCCAATAAATCAAATACCTCATCACTTGTTAAATATCCAATCACATCATCTGTGATTGGTGTGTCATAACAAAGTTCATCATGATGCAATACCGCCAATTCATAAGGTTGTTCATCATTGCAATAACCAATTCCACCGGTAAGTACAGATGCGCCATATCCGTTATCAAACTTGAACAGCCATTGCTCTCCGTTATCTATCTGTTTATGTTCATATAGTCCATTATGTGCTTGAAAATCTTTGTATTCTTTCATTTCTTCCGGTACTTCCCTACATTCAATTAAGCACATTGATGGTGGTATAGTAACAAGATTACCTGTGTGATCATCGACAAATACAACCATATTTGTATATCCAAGAGCAACATTTTTAAGTGCTATTTTATAGTTTTCCATTTCCGAGACACCGTCATGTATAAATGTGCTTGTGCAATATTTTTTTCCGGCTCCGTGGAGCATAACTTCTATTTCTAACATTCCGAACCTCTACTTTCCTGTGCTACCAAATCCACCCTTGCGGCACTCCTTGATATCATCCGCATCATTTACAGTTGTGCCATATGGTGTGAATATCCCTTGAACTAATCTTTCGCCTTCCTTCACATAGAATGGAACCTTGCCCATATTAATGAGAGGAATCATGATGTGTCCTTCATTCTTTTCGTTATTGTAATAATCTGCATCGATGATGCCTTGACCATGAATGAGGCAAACCTTATTGTTGATTGCTACGCTGCTGCGCATATGTAATCCGAGATACTTATCACTATCGATTTGGCATTTCAATCCTGTAGGCACCAGCACCACATCAAAAGGATTTATCACCATGCTTGCTGCTGCACATATATCATATCCGGCACTTAATTCACTTTTCCGAGTTGGCAATTCGATGCCTTTATGTTTATAAGCCTCTACGATTTCAAATTTGTTCATTTTTCCGTTTCATCTCCCTATTTCTAGCTGCTAACTTATTGCCACACGCTCTGCCACAGGTCAACTTTGTGGATGACTTGTAAGGAACATCAAATACTGCTCCACAGATTACGCAATGGCGAGTAGTGAAAGGGATAATATCCCCTTTCCTGTTGTTGAATTTATATCTAACCGGTGTGAGATGCGTTTCAGTCATTGGTGTTTCATTCCATATCGGTAAATCTTCCAAGAAGTTTTGAATCTTATTTCTAAAACGATCATGCACCGCTTTTCCGGTTGTAATAGTCATGTGTGTGGTTTCCTTTCCTCTAATCCTCAACTATCATGAGGCGCTGACTGAGGTCTACTTCATTGAGATATATCTCTTCAACCCCTTCAATATCGTGGACTTCCGGACAATCGATGCTGATGTAATCATTCAAATCTCTTTCGATTTCTTCTGCCTTGCAATGTGCTGCCTCTAATGATTCGGCACGAACTACAACATCAACATCGAGTGTACCTCTGTATCTAATGCGAAATTCATTCATAGCTTGAATCCCTTCTTTCTGTAATCTAAATATGATATAGAGGTGGGATATCGTTTCTTCTTCGATATCCCTTTTTTCTTCGGCTTGCTCACCTTTGGCATTTTGGTGGTGTCGCACCTTCTTGCCTTTAGTTGATGCAATACACTTTCATCGCTCGCTGCATTGATAGTAATCTCTACACGAGGGTTTTCTTTATCAAAACCCACAATATGTGAGCCATTATAGTCGGCAATCCACATATCATCAGAGATTATCGCTGCATCTTGCAGAATGTCGCTTGTGGCTTGTAGTAATCCAACGAGATCCGGCCAACTTCTCCAATCTGCTAAATAATAGCGGCAACAGATTGAGATAGGCCCATCATAGGACTTCACTAGGTTAAGATTGTTTAGTTGCTCTAACGCTAATTTTTGATAACTTGAAAATGCTTTTGATGGTATGAGTTTCATGTTATTGCCAATCTTAACGATTCGACTTCCGTTTTTCTTGGTTCGTGGTGAACCATAAATTACTACTTCCACATTGCACCTCTATATTTCTGCTTTAATTTTCTAATTCTATACCCCAAATTTAATCGCTGAGGCTTGTCTAATGTTTCCATCGATAGAATTATCGTAGAGAATATTAACTCGCCTTATAGAGCGTTTAAATCAATTGAGCGGTTTATCCACCCCCTCGCCGAACTCACCGGTGATTTTAGCGAATGTTTTATCAAGCGCCTCAATGCCATCGACACCGGCCTTCGCTGCGGTGAATCCAATCACCATTGCATCGAAGAATTGTTTCTTATCTGAATCATCAATCATTGATTCAAATATCACCTGTGTGGCTGCTGCGCATAATGCTGTAGCAACTGACTCAGCACTTTGCCACTCGCCTTCCTTGTATTTAATTTTGAGATTGTGATTTTTTTCTTTGATTTTGATTTTTCTCATCGATGGGATGCTCCTTTAAATATCGCCTCTTCATATTCACCTCTGAGGCGGTCATAAATGCGTTGGCTGTAATGATCTTTAGTCCAACCATCGCTGTAATTCGTTGTCAATACAATGGGTTTCATCCGGTTGTATCTGTCTATGATGATAGACTCAACCTTCGCTGATACCCATTCAGATTTGGAGTATTCTGCTCCAAAATCATCGAGTAGTAGCAGCGGAATATTTCTAAGTTTTTGCTCATAGTTCATGAATGCCACGTTATCGCCCTTTGATAACGTGAGCATATTATCCAAGAGGTTTGGCATTGATATCATCATTCCACCTTTGCCCATGTCAATCGCCCTTTTTAACACACTCACAGCAATTGATGTTTTTCCTGTGCCGGCCGGCCCTCTTAGGATTAACCCCTTTCCGAAATCTAGATTGTATTTGAGGTTATCCGCATAAGCCTTCACAATTGCATATGCCTCTTTATTCTCGGCCGGAAATGTTCCATGTTCACGCAGCCAATCAAATGACATAGTTGCATATCGTTTTGGGATGCCGGCAAGGTCATAGGCTCTTGCCTTACCTTCATGAACCACTATCGGACTTTCATAAATTGGATGAAAGAATTCATATTTAGGTGGCTCCGTGAACCCTTTCGGATTCTTTATCCCAATCGACTTGTTCATCTTTTTTCGCAGATTTTCGATCATCTGCGTAGGATTGTATTTTTCTATTTTTCAACACCCCTTCAATGTATTTCACATTGGCTGTTCCCTTCTCTTTGGCCACTTCCAATGCACTCAATACTTCATCGACACCATATTCAAGAACTAGGCTTTCTAAAACTTCCATTAAATAAGAAGAGATATCACCAAAATTATTCAACCAATTATTGAATACAGGTTGCATAAAACTCTTTTCTTTACTTTTATTTACTTTATATTTACTTTCCTTTATATTTTCTTTTCTTTTCTTTTCTTTACTTTGTTGCATTTCGGCACTCATTAATTGAGTTTCTGTAGACATAATGTCAACATTAACCGAGTTATTGTAATCATCATGTAAACAGTATGCAGTCAATAACATGGGTTTCTTCCGTCTTTCTGTTATCTTAATGTAGCGGCTTTGTATTCCTTTTGAGGTCAATATTTGATGCTGCTTATACATATCGGCGGAAAATAAATCAACCTCACACGCTTTTTCGATAACAGCAGCCACCATTTCGACACTTGTTCTTGTATCAAATGCGATGAGATTAATCTCATCATCAGTAACCTTCATAAAGTAACCTTCATCTTTGTAGATATTAGTTAAAATGTAGATGATTACAGCAATTGACGAGGCCCCATGTGCCATCATGATTTTTCTGATTTTGATATCAGATAAGAAACCCACATTTAGAGGGAAGTAATCCACACCTTTAGAGATAGGGCGAGCCATTAAAACCACCTTCCTAGAACTTTACATATTCTTTAGATCTGCCCATCTTCAAATATCCAATTTGAAGAGCATAATCAATCATGCTTTTTACATCGTTGGCCGGCACCTTTGTGCGTTTCTCGGTTAGTACGAAGAATAACGGATTATAAGGAATTGGTGAGCCATTTGATTTCAATGCATTCGCCTTGATGGAATCCTTCACAGTAACCCATGCCGCTCCAAACTGTTGCAGCATCTTATCTTCATTGTTCATCTTTCACCTCGTCATTTCCGATTAATTCATTCAATGCTGCCACTTCTGTATTGCAGCAAGTACAAATAAAGCAGTAGATGGAATACAGTTCATCGATAATGGGTTGCTTAGATTGGTAAGCACCATTTTCTTTTGCAAGTGCCTTGATTCGCATTAATAACACCGCTTTTACTGTTACATCGAACTCATGATTCATTTTGATATCCTTTCTTTTAACACTTTCATCACTTCTGCTGCTTGCGAGCCATGTGCCATTTCGTGGCATTCCCTACACAAACAAGCTAGATTATCGAGATTCGACAAACCACCTCGGCCACGGAACAGGATATGATGCACTTCCGATGCCATCGCACCGCACAGCACACATAATCCTTGATCACGTTCAATGGCCTGTGGTCTAGTCTTTTTATATAAGGCCTCATCAGCCTTCTTTCGGCTGTTCATCTTCCCACCTATCGAGGAGTGAATTGATATAGCTGCTATCTTCGAGTGCTATGCCTAACTGATTGCACTCTGTAACTAGGCTATCAATCAGCCTTGCCATCTGCTTAGTGTCATATGATGAGGAACCCATATATAGGAATAGGACTGTGGTTCCTTCGATTTTGGCGCTTTCGCCCATATCTTCGGCGAACCATCCCAATCCGTTCCGGCTCCATCTATCTATGATTTTCTGTTTAGCACTTGGCAGCACTAACACTCGCTCAAATACACCGCATTCCCTTATGGCTCGCTTATATACATCGACCTTCGATATATAGCCATTCTTGGATAGTTCCTTTGCGATTTTTTCGCATAGAACCCAACAGAATGCATTGGCATTCAAGCTGCGAGATTTTGACTTCTTCTTGATTTCGATGGAATATTCCACATCCTTATCGATATCAGAGAGTTCATTATCTCGTGGAGCCGGCATCATCACCATTACTCCGATAGGGGATTTGAATGTTTCAATGCCTTTTGTACTCCATTTCATTAGTAGCTATTCACCCAAGCCTTTAACTGTTGAATTTCACTCAAATCTAGTTGAGTGCTAATTTTATTGAAGGTAGCTTTCGTATATTTGGCCAAATCGGATTTCTCGATGCCTTTTGCTGTTGCTAACTCAACAACTTCGTTCAAGGCTTGAATTGTAACCTCGGACACATTATTGGAGTTTGCATCGTCATCTTCTTCCCATGCCACACCTAGAATTGAAGAGAGGCTGTATCGCCGGCCATACGTTACAACGCTGCCGACACCTTGCGGATCTTTCTTCACCAATGGCAATGTGAAAGGCTCTGCCTCAATCCACTCGCCACTTTCGTGCAATAATCGTGTAGTTACAGTTACATTTCCTTCTGAGGTTTCCGGAATTTGTAAGAACGAGATGCCATTCTTTGCCAAAATAGGCCGAACTGCTTGCAGTAACGCATCAAGCGTTACATATTTAGCTTTGAGGAATGCATTCTCTTTTGTGCGTTCCGGATCCGACACCTCTGCTTGGAATTTAGCCAATGCCTTTGAGATTTCAATAAGTGATTCACTATGTTTCATTAGATTCTGCTCCATTCCACACCGATTTTATTCAAAGTATCTTCGATGATTTTACGCTGGGATTCAGTTACTTTCACAACATATGTTGTGCGGATAGTTTCTTCAACTTCCTCAAATTTCATAGGTTTTTGTGGGAGTGGAAGTTCTACCTCTACAGGGGCCAACTTCTCCACATCGATTGTGTTGGCCTTAGCAGCTTGCATCTCAATCTCTAAGCGTTTATCAAACTCATCACTTAGATATCCATCTAATTCAGAGATGGAAACATTCATAACTTTATGAGCCACATCATCGAAGGTGATTGGTGTATTCAATTCATATTGTGAGTTGAATAAATCAATCTTCAATTTGACCATTTCTTCCTTCTCTGCTCGCATTTTTGCAAGCTCATCATCGTTATTTTGTTGCGTTAAGAGTTCATTCATTGCGGAATCAATGGCACTTGCTGTGGCATCGATTTTGGCTGTTTTGTTTTGCCACCATTTTGGATCAGCCACAAATCGATTGCGATATTCCTCACGAATACCAAGAGCCTCGAACTTATCTCTAATAAGATTCATTACAAGTTCTTTACGTTTCTCGGTTTCGATATTCTCGAACTCTTGAATTTGATTTGAGATAGGTGCCTCTACTCGGCTGACCACAGCAAGCACCTGTTCGAGTTCTGCTGCGAATACGTTGTAAGGCTCTTTCAATAATCGTTTTTGCTCGGTGCCAAATCGCTGCAAATGTGTGCGAACGCTTACAATCTCACGAAGGACTCCCTTCATTTCTTTTAAATTATCTTGTGTTACTACAAGATTGTTATATTTGGCTAATTTCTCCTCTAAATATTTGGAGATTTCCTCATTGTTCCATACTGCTCGGCCTACAGATTGAATCAATTGAGGTTCTACATTTTTAACTACTTGAATATCAGTCATTTCCATGTGTGTGGTTTCCTTTCTTTACAATTCATATTGAATGACTTAAAATATAGGTGTGTGGTTGCCTTTCTTGTGATTCGCAAGAAGGCTGAGTGCTATTTCTCCTTTGAGAAATGGCACTTTTTTATTTTGTGATAAATATCACCAAATTAATAACAGCAACAGCCATTGTGATAGTGAAGATTGTGGCTGCCAATAGATTGATAATTTTATCTACCATAGATATTCCCCTGTAACCCACCAATAAGAGATGCCGAAGAATAAAAACAGCGTGAATGCTGTGAATACTAGCATTTCAAATGTGCTTGGCTCGTTATTGCGCAGCGCTCTTCGTTTGGCTCTCTTTTCCGCTGCTCTTAATCTGTGAACCCTCATTTTTCCTCTCTTTCCATTCCTCGAAATCAGCTAAATTCTGAGGATTTTTATAAAACTCATATATTGCATCTATTAATAGGTTCATGCGATATCCTTGCACACCGCATCAATGCCTCGGCTTTTCATGATTTCGTGGATCATTAATCTGCCTTTTTGAGTCCATTTAGTGGTGATTTTAGAATCCAATCGACCATCTGAACGTGTGAATGTGAACGTTTCGCTTTTGGTGTAACCTTTGCCCATTTGATTCTTATATAGAATCCATTGGCCACCCACGCTGCGTTGAACCTTCTCCTCTTCGAGGATTTTATTCAATGCTCTTGCTGTGATATCGTAATCAGCAGCAATCTGCGTGATTGTCAAAGCACTTGTGCTGCTTAGGATTTCATCGACATAATCTCTAATAGGTTTAAACTCAGAGATTTGCTGTTCCTGTGCAGCGATTAGGACTTTCTGCTCGTTAATCACCATATTTGCGATTTTCAAGGCTCTCCCCATCACCTTCTCCGGTGAGTTCCACTCACGTTCGACTTGGATGAAATATTCCCTAGCCTCTCGACCTTTTTCGTTTCTAGCTAACATACACAACTGTTTAGCCATCTCGATTGTTAGGCTATGTTCAAACTGTGTTTGCGGCATAACTCTTCCATCTTCACGGAGGACTTTTTTGTCCACCGTCAAATAGTCGACATTTTCAACGAAACCATACTCACACATTCTGTTAAACCATTTAGAATATGGAGTATTAATTTCCAAGAACATATGCAAATCTCTACCACTTACATATTGCTCGTCATTTTTACTTACATTTACAGGAATTATGTTCATTGTGTGGTTTCCTTTCTTAATTACAAGAAATAATCAATTGGCACGTTGAAGTAGTCTGCAATTTTCTTCAAGTTGCTTAAACTTGGTTTGTAATCGCCTTTTTTCCAAGCAGTAACAGAAGGTGTGCTGATGTTTAAATCCTTGCACATTCTATATGCTGTGATGTTTTTGGCTTTCATCAAACCTTCAATTTTGGTGTACTCCATTGATTCACCCCTTTCCTTTTGCTATAATTTAGTTAAGTTTTATTAATTAATTTTGCTTACGTCAAGTTTTCTTAACGTCCTTATGGCTGTATTGTAACACAGAAATCTGAACGCACCTAGTAAACTTTTCGTAAAACTTTCTTAACTATTTCATAAACTAGGACAGAAAAATGTACGAAAAATTTAATGAATTACTACAAACAAGCGGATTGACCGCTTACAAGGTCGCAAAAGAAACAGGTGTTTCACGCTCGACACTTGCTGCATGGAAGAAGGGCGAATATACTCCGAAGATAGACAAATTAAAGAAAATAGCTGACTATTTCGGTGTACCTCTTGCAACGCTCACCGGAGAGCAATCTTCAAGCGTACAGAAAGGAGAACTATCGACAAAACAAAATGGATACTATGTAGACAAAGAAACGGCCGAATATGCTGAAATGTTACGCACTCGGCCGAATGCTAGACTTCTATTCTCGGCTGTGAAAGATATATCAAAAGAGGATATGCAAAAGGCGGTCGAGTATATTGAGTTTTTAAAATCTAAAAATAAATAATGGTACCCATCAGAGCGTGGGTACCATAAATAGGGAGTGTGTTGTGTTGGTAGTAAACATAATTTACTGTGATTTACCAAGTGTTAAGGCTATCTCAGAAGAAACGGAAGATATAGATACTCATAATATCTATATAAATAAAAATCTCCCTCATGGTCGCATGAGAGAGGAAATTAAACATGAATTAATGCATATTATTAATGATGATTTTTACTTGGATGAACACGTGAATCTTGTTGAAGAAATGGTTCGTAGGTCAGATATAAACGATTCGGAATTAGAAAGCATCGACTTTTATCATCATTTTAATGTGTAATCATAAACAAGGGGAGAAACCATGAAAAAGTTAATTATTGCGGCTGCATTCGCATTATGCACGTTATCGGCGCAAGCTGTAACATTACAAGATTTAGGTGATTATAATAGATATACTCAGTTGCCTAATGCTATGAATGAACTCCAATTCATGCCGATTGATGTGCAAGTGATACATTCAGATGATAATAATAAGCTAGAAATTATCACACCTATATATAGCTATATGCAAACACATAGGAATTTTGTTATAACCGAATTTGTAAAGCATTATTACTATGATTTCACCAATCGAAGTATTGTATTAGAAATTGCCGAAACTAACCTTATCGATGGTCGCAATGGTAAAACATTAAGAAATGGCAAGCACAAACCACCGAAACGAGTTGAGTTACAACAAAATACATATGGTTATTTAGAGGCCATGATCGCACTAGGTAACGCACAACGTGTTGGCAAATTTACACCACCAACTGCAAAATAAAAATAGCCCCCTATCAAGGGGGCTATACTTATACAATTTGAAAGGGAACCACACAATGAATAATCTAAAAGCTGTAATATATGCTAGATACTCATCAGATAAGCAACGAGATGAATCTATCGAAGGGCAAATTCGTGAATGCAGAGCCTTTGCAGAGCGTGAAGGCATCATTATAACAGATATCTACACAGATAAGGCCCTCTCCGCTCGCACAGACAATCGACCGGAGTTCCTTAAAATGATAGAGGATTCAAAGAAACACCTATTTGATTATGTGCTAGTCTATCAGTTGGATAGGTTCAGCCGCAGCAGAGAGGATAGTGCTGTATATAAAGCTATATTAAAGAAAAATGGTGTTAAGGTAGTAAGTGCGAAGGAGAATATCACCAATGATCCGGCCGGCATCATCTTGGAATCTGTACTCGAAGGCATGGCAGAATATTACTCCGCCGAACTATCCCAAAAGGTCAGACGAGGAATGACAGATAATGCCCTTCAAGGGAAGGTGAATGGTACACCTACCCCTTTGGGTTACGATAAGACAGAGGATAAAAGGCTCATCATCAATGAGCGTGAGGCTCGTATTGTAAGAACTATATTCGACCTTTACGTCAAATGCCACTCCATCCCTTCCATATGCTCACACTTAAACTCTAAAGGGTATTTATCCAAGCATGGCTCCAAATTCTCATATGCGGTGGTTAGACGGATTTTGAGCAATGAGAAATACATCGGCACGATGCGATGGAATGATATTGTCATCGAGGATGCTATCCCTTCCATTATCTCGAAGGAAATATTCGATAAAGTGCAGCGGCAAAAAGGCCATAGAATTAAGAAAAAGGGTGCTAGGAGCGAGTTTTATAATTTATGTGGTAAATTATATTGTGGTAAGTGTGGCGGTCATTATACAGGCAATACAGCCACATCACACACAGGAGCCAAGCATCATTATTACAGCTGCACGAATAGACGGAAACATAAGACTTGCACAGGCAAGAACATAAAGCGTGATATCTTAGAGGATATTATCATCAATCAGACTATTAATATCTTAAATGAACCCAACACCATCGCTCAATTGGCCAAAATGGCCACAGAGGCAAGCAGCACGATGTTAGGTGATGCGGAACTCGAATTGAAACGCATTGATGCTCGTATCAAGGAACTGCAATCCGAATTAGAGAATTATATGAAGGCCATCGCAAAGGGATTTATATCTGACACATTACAGGCACAAATCGAGAATGCAGAGGCGGAACTTCAAGACCACATGACACGCAAGACGAACCATGAAATCAAGGCACATCCTATCAAACTAACAGCGGAGCATATTGAGTTTTTCCTCTACAAAATGGCAAAAGAAAACCCTACCACCAATACAGGCAGAGCGAGGATTCTCGACACGTTCATTCACTCTGCGACCATATATGATGATAGGGTTGAAATAACATTCAACTACAACAATGACATACCCCAATTTAAAGGACAGGTCATTGATGGTTCGTTTTCAGTTAGTGTGGTGGACCACCAGGGGTTCGAACCCTGGACACCCTGATTAAGAGTCAGGTGCTCTGCCAGCTGAGCTAGTGGTCCATGACACGACTAATTATATGCCTATTTTATAGGAATGTAAAGAATATTTATTACATTCCTATAAAACATATGCATCAATATTGTCCTAGCCAATCCTTCATCGTATTACAAGCCTCCGTAGGGAGAATATCACTAGTCCCTACGCAGTCAACACCACTATATAGTTGAAGAACACTATGCGTACGACTTACCTCTTTAATAATAATGTTTGTCACATCAGCCTTTGGCACATTAAATTGCAATCCATAACGGCCCTTGTAGGTAATTACAGAGGATTTAGTATCATATTCGATATGGACTTGAAGCATCTTGCCACCAGGCCAGCATTCTTCAATATGTTCCTTTGATCTTGGTTTTAGAAAATCCAAAAACCCCAT